CTTTCGCTTGCAAACGCGCCGCACTGTACCCGGTACAGCTTGCCGCTTGCGGGCTTCTTTTCGGGCTCCGTGGCCTTCTCATGGCTGTCTGTAAGCTGTGCTGTGACCTCTTCCGCGAGCTTTCCGAGACGGTTGTAGAGCCAGTCGCCAGGGCATGATTTCTGGGCGAACCAGCGGTGAACAGTCAGGACCATTTCATTGCTGCGCGGGTTGTATGCAAGGCTTGTGGACCGGTCGCCGAACCAAATCAGCTTTGTCTTGCCGTATCTCTTGCAGATGTCCACGCAGAGACGGACAAGAGACGCATAAACTTTCGCGTTCATTGCGTACGGACTGCGGGTGTCGCTGGCGCACTCAATCGTGATCGCGCGCTGGTCATTCGATTCAGACGAGCTGCACCAGCTTCTGTTTGCCTCATCGACATACAGACCAATCTCTCCATCCTTGCCGATGCCGTAGTTGCTGGATGCCTGGTAAGACGAACGTGCGAACAATCCGCCGCATGCCTTCGCTGTCATTTGGCCGACCATGCAGTGCGGGGTGATGCGGTCGACCGCGTGGGTTCTGCGTCCGGAGTGGTTCGGAGATTTGATAGTGACTGTTGCAAGGCTACTATTTGACATTGCCTACCTCCATAAAAAAGAGGCCATGCGATTGCACAGCCCCCGTGATTTCTCACCGTGATAATTTTCTTATTCCGCTTCTCCGTCCTTATACTGCTTATTGCTGATCCCGAGCAGCACGCCCAGGAAGGTGTCCACCGCTGTGATGGTTCCTACGATCTGTTCGCCGTACGGAAAGCCCCAGATGCCGGCCAGCGCAAAATACAATGTACCGCACGCGGGGAGCAGGACCAGGGCAATCCATTTCAAGATGTCGTACTGCTTGTTACTCAGAATGCTTCCCATGTTATTTACCTCCCGATTTTATAGGCAGCTTGTCTACTTCCGTCATGATTTTTGTTGCTGATCCGTTCCCGCCCAACTTTTTGTAGGGCTCATAGAGATACGTTCTCAGGTTCTCGTATTCGTCCTGAGAGATCCATCCACGGTCTATGTACCGCATGCCCAGAAACATGATTCTGTCATGACCCAGGCCAACAATCATATCCTTTTCGGCGGAATGCCGGTCAAAGTACCTGCCCAGGAAAGCCCACAGACCGGAAGACGCCAAAACGGACGTGAAAATTGTCACTACGACCTGCACCCAAGGCTGCATTATCTTATACCTCCGTGTTGTGCTTAAAACATTTGCTTTCGATCTGGCGGCCCTCATGCGTTGAGATAATCGCCGTATGGACAGCCACAGTGGAGACCGCAGCCGCCGAAAGCACGGCATAATATTTCTGCCAGGCTGCGTTCAGCTCCGAAAAGCTGTCCGTCAGTATTCCCGTCGTGCCGTCAGAGTATGTCTGAATTTCTGTCACAATCCATTTCATGCCCTGATCTCCTCTCTTATAGCTGTGAAAGAATTTTGTACAGAAGGGCTTTCAGCGACAACATTTTGTCATTATCCGTATACAGCTCTTGAAGCCACCCCAGCCTTATTAGCGCGTTTTTTAAGTCCGCATCATGCTGCTCAGTAGAGGCCAGGCTCATTTCCGGATTGCCGTCAGTCGTCACTGCAAAGCCTGTCGACCGCAAACGCGCCGTCCCCCCTGTACCATTGCCGATGATGAACAGATATTTTCCGTCGTAGTCGGATATGTTCCACCGCCCGATCACGGTTTGATTCTCTTCTACTGCAGTAAGGCCGCGTCCGATTACCGTCGAGTAGTCGCCGCTTGCCTCGCTGTCGGCTCCCATGGCCACGCTCGCTTCACCGCTTGCTGTCACTGAAAGGCCTGCCGCTACAGCGTAATTCCCACTTGCTGTAGCATTGTATCCCGCAGCCACAGAAAAGTTTCCGCTGGCCTCGCTACCACTTCCCAAAGCAGCTGACGCCGTGCCAGATGCCTCTGAATTGTTCCCCGCAGCCACTGCATAATTTCCAGTTGCCCGGGTCCAGTTCCCGAACGCCGCTGACGCGTACGCGCTCGCTTCCGTCGAGTAACCGACCGCCAGCGAATAGTTTCCAATGTCCGTATTTGCCGCCCGCCGGCCCAGAGTGTAGTACGGGGTTATCGCCGTGCCGCCTTGGCCGTCGTTCCCGTATGCGTATCCGAAGTGTGCCAGCTCGGTCCCGTCAGTTGTGTAAATCACGGCTTCCGTGCCGTATGAGGCAAGCACGGTTTGACCGTCGCGGACCTTGAAAGAACCGCCGCCAATGAAAGCGTTCAGGACGCCCGCGGGGACATTGGACGGCGTATAAACATGGTCTGTCATCTCTGCGACCATTACGCCGGTTGCGTCGCGCGTTAGGTAGTTCGTGGCCACCTTTTTAGCATCATCCACTTCCGCCGCCGCTTGGGTTGCCGCCGCTTTTGCATCCGCCACCGCCTGCGAGAGGGTGCCGGTCACTTTGCCGACCGCCTGCTCCGATGGGGTGATGATCTCCGTTTGTAAGCCACCGTCGAATATGTGAGTGATCGAGAAGCACGGGACCACATAGACATCACTGTCTACCGTCACGCTCAGGACGTCGGAAGGTTCTATGCGAGGGTCACCCAGGGCCAGGGATACCGTGCCCGGCCTGTATTCGATGCCGACAAGGCCAAGCGCAAATTCCGTGAAGATGTCTTCTGTTATGTAGTTGCTTTCAATTTGGACATTCGCCGCGTTCGATGTCTCATATACGCCCGTTGCCGTGACAGCTCGCACGCCCAGGATCTCAAAGTTTATATCTGTGATCACTGGAAGCGTGACCATGTCCGCCGCGTCGCGTGTTGTTGTTGGGGTGACTGCAAACCGCGCAATCTTGACGGTCCCGGTGTTGGTCTCCGTCGCGTAGCCCATGACACATTCCGCAAGACGTGTGAGCGCGTCCCTACACGTGCCCGTGACAGGTGTATCAATCACAAGAGTCGTGTTAATACCACTGTCAAATACCACACTAACGCCGGTCTGTGTCGTGATAGCATCCGCGACCGCCTGCAATGTCTGTGTCGCAGGGGCCACAAAATCTGTGACGGCCAGCTTGCTTACGATCCGCCCACAAGCTGTTAACGTGGTCCGGTATTTTGTGGCGGCGGGTGCCAGGGCCGTGAAATAGCCCAGGGTCATTTCTGCGTATGCGTTATTAGCCGGGTCTGTCAGCACGCCGATGTCGAGACGCAGCTCTTTTCCTTCCAGGGTCGTTTCGCGGCCATCCAGAACAATCTCTGCATAGCTGGAATACACCGCGCCGATCGCAAACGCGTCCGGACCAGTCGAACCCAGATGAATTTTCGCGCTGCGCACGCTCCCCGCTATCTCGTTATTGCCATCGTACATCCGCAGGCGGAACCGCCGGGAAGACTGAGCCACCGCCGCAGCAAACGCTGTTCCTGCATCAATCATGTTATTGTCCTCAAAAAAAACGGCATGAATAGTAACTACCATTGGTACCATTCATTACCATTGGTGAACATTTGTTCTTCATTTGTAAAAAGCCCGGAAACCCAGTATTTATGCGGGTCTCAGGGCTATCAACATATAAAAAGCCATTACCATTGGTACTGTGTTCACCATTGGTGTTACTATTCATTTTTGATGTTTTACTATTCACGAACATACATTCGCCAATGGTACCAATGGTGACCAATGGTATGAATAGTACTTTTTATTCCGACCATTCACAGCCAAATTTACTGCTGTATAATGCTCACCGTCACACCCTTATAATATGTCTGACCCCCGGCAACGATGGCCTCGCCCTGCAGCGTGCTTCTGTATGCCGTTATGGTTGTCGTGTCTCCGTCCTCAATCACCGTGAACGGGTGGAACCCTGACGTAAGTTTCGCGCGCACAAGATCGCGTTCCGCTTTCGTCAGGACTCCCCAGGTGATAGCGAATGTGGTCTTTTCCGCTACCACGTCACCAACCATCTTTCCGGATGAACTTCTTCCGGTGTTCGAACTCCATATGATTTCGTCGCTTGTCGTTAACTTGTCGGGAGACGGTAAAACCGTGCTGCCCGCCTTTATAACGATGCCCATATTGTCCGCCTCCCTCTTATACGATGATCGCAGGCCTTCCGGTTGCCCGGGTCTGCGCGTTAATGATGCTTATTATCTTTGCTGTAACCTTTTCTCCGTCAATGTAAACATCCGGGTCGATCAGTAACAGCACTTCCAGGATCTTTCTAAGCAGCTCCAACACTTCCGCGTTGTTTCCGCCGTTCGCGGCCATTTCCGCTTGTTTCGCGTATGCCACAAGCTGTGCGGTGTCGGTCCGGATGCCGTTTCCAACGTCCGCCAGGTGTGGAAGATACACGCCCATGTCGCGCCCTACCGCTCCCGTGTATGTTGCCATGGTCCCGGCTATTACGGAGGCCAGCCTGTTTGATACCGCCGTCATGCCGCTCGTGACTGCTGCGTGCATGGTAGACGCCAGCTGTGACTTGTTAAGTACTTCCGTCCGCCCGCCGACATGTCCGACCATCTCCGGGCCAGCTTCGCCAGCCACGAACATAGAGCCGTGCCCGGGAAGTCCGCCGGCTGCGTACTGCGGGAGTGATTTCCAGATGTTATTCCAGAAAATACCACCAAGCTTTCTGAAAGAGATTCCGGACGGGATCCGAACAGAGAACTTGCCGCTTCCAATCGAAGTCCAGGAAATGTGCGGGGAAAGTCTGTTTACTTTCGCCTTGATGCTAATTTGACTTGCCCAGTGTTTTATGCTGTTCCATCCGTCACCCTTGACGGCTTTCAGCCTTTGATTTATCTGTGTGGCCCACCCGGCGCGAGAGCCCCAGGAATCGCCTTTTACTGCTTTTAATCTCTGATTGATCTGTGACGCCCAGCTGGAGATTGAACCCCACGCGTCGCCCTTGACTGCTTTTAACTTCTGATTGATCTGTGTAGCCCATCCTGCACGATCGCCCCAGGCGTCGCCTTTGATGGCCTTCAACTTCTGGCTTATCTGTGTCGCCCATTCCGCGCGCTTATCCCACAGATCGCCTTTCACTGCTTTTAATTTCTGTTCAATCTGCGTGGCCCATTCTGCCCGCTTGTCCCATCCATCACCCTTGACAGCTTTCAGGGCCTGTTCAACAGTGGTTTTTATTGTCTGGCCGCCGTTTTTGATTACCTCCCAGGCCTCGGAGGCCCATTCAGCACCTTTTTTCAATTCCGTAGTTACGGTATTTTTGATGTTTTTCGCGCCGCCCTGTATGATGTCCCATGCATCGGATGCCCAGGCTTTGGCTTTTTCGAGCCCTACACTAATCGTCGTGGTTACAACCTTCGGAAGGCCCGTAACCTTGCCTGATACATCATCAATACCTTTTGTGACTTTCGAGAAGTCCAGGCTTGTGACCTTATCTATCAGCTGTGTGATAAAATCAATTACCGGCCGGATAATGTCGGAAAGCGTTTTGAGGCCGTCCGAAACAAGTGTGATAGCATCCAGCAGTATTCCGCCCATGCCCGCTGCGATGTCGCCCAGGACCGGAACCAACGTCTTAACGGCTACATCAAGGATGGGCTGTAAGATGTTTTCCCACAGCGTCTTGATGAGGGTGAAAACACTACTGAGTGTCTGGCCCAGCGACTCAATCATTGGCGCGACATGTGTTTCGCAGACGTCCGCAAATTTTTTGGAAATCTGTTCCAGGACGGGTGCAACTGTGCCGTTCCAGGATGTCAAGAATGTATTAACAAGCCCGGAAACGCCCTCGCCAATGCTGCGAATAAGTGGACCGATTGACCCGTCGTAGACCTCGCCAATGGTCTTGCCCATCTGCGTAAAGACGGCGTCCAAGCCTTTTGTATAGTTCTGCAGCTGCGTGATCGCGCTGTCCAGGCTCAGCTTTATTTCAATCTTGTTATCCGTGAACGGCTTTGTGATGGCTTCCAGCGTGTCACGGCCAAACTTCAAGGCTGTTTCAAGGACCGTGTCGAACGCGGTCGCAAACATGGAAATGATATTGGCGGTTGTCTGTTTCGCTTCGTCAGACCGAAAAACGGAAAAGACATCCGCAAAAGCTGTGGCAAAATCTCCCGTGATGTCGTAGATGTCGCCGGAAATATTGAAGCACCGGATAAGCGCTTTCTTTATGTCGTCTTCGTGCTGTTCGAGATATTTCTCTATGCCGCCGGTGATGTTGTCAACGATGGTCGCCCCGACCGATACAGTAGCGCCAGCCATGCGGCCTAAGTTATACGCTACCTTGTCCGCATAGTCGGACGCGGCCTTGACAACCTCGGGGTCCGTAAAGATATTTTTCAAGTGCTGGCCGATGCCCTCAATGTTTTTCTGAATGCTGTCAAAAACGGACAGGTCGCCCAGCCCTTCCCAAAAGCCACCCATGAACATATCTTTGAGGGCTTTGAGTTTATTGATGATCGCATCCAGAGGGCCGCCGGACTCACCCACGCTCCACGCGGTATTTGTCAGCGCGCTGGATGTGTCGCCCAGGCTCCCGGCTCCCCCACCGGACCCGCCGGAACCACTTCCACCACCGTTACCACCGCCGCCTGAACCGCCGGAACCTCCGCCACTGTCGCTCTGATCGGTCAGCTTTGTGATCTTATCGAAGGATGCCAGGCTGCGTTTGATCTCGTTCGCAGCTTTCGATGCGTCTTTCCCGGCGCCCTTTGCCGCGTCTCCGACATTCCCCAGACCGTCCGCTGCGCCGCCCGCGCTGTCCCCGATGTCTCCCAGGGCCCCGGGGAGTGCCCCGGCTGCACCTGTTCCCATGGCCGATGCTTCCAGGCCAAACAGAGAGAATACAAACGACTTGAATGTGTTCGCAGCTTTTACGAGCACACCCATGAAAGCGTTCAGTGCACGGATAGCGGGTGTCAGTGCTGCAATGAGTACCTGGCCAATGGTTGCCGCCAGGCTTTCGAACTGTAATTTGAGCAGCCGCACCTGGTTGGCCCAGCTTCCCGATGTTCTCGCAAAGTCGTTGGATGCTGTATTCAGCTTTTCCAGTACGAACTGATAACGGAGCGCGACCTTCTGCTGCTCGCTCATGCGTGCGGTTGTCGTACCCAGACCATGTGAAAGCGCGAACTGATCCAGGTTGGCCTGCGTCATGACAACGCCCAGGTCCTTCAAACTCTCTGTTTCGCCGGTGAATACGCTCTTTAATTTGGTATATGCTTCATCCTGCGAAATATTGTAGAAAGAGGCTACATCACCGGACAGGCCCGCCAGCTTCGTGGACATTTCGGCCGCCTGGTCAGCTGAAAAGCCAAACGAACGGCCCATAGCGCCGAACGTGCCGGCATAGCGTTTTGCCATGGTTTCCGACAGGCCGAACTGCGATGCTGCATTCTTTGCAAAGTCATTGACGGATTTCTGCGCGTCGGATCCCTGGCCGAACGTACTGTCAACAACGTTTTGAACCTCGTTCAGGTCGGAACCCATGGTCACGGCATATTTGCCAAAATCGAAGATCTTTTTCGCCGCGAATGCAGCCGCCGCGGCTTTGGCGATCTTTCCGGCGATCCCTTTAAAGGCCCCCATGATGCCGCCGTCGCCGCCCGCCTGCTTGCTAAACCGCGATAAGAAGGACTTCCCGGCCTTGTCGCCAGCGTCGCCAGACTCCGCGGAAATTCCTTTCGACCCGCGCTTCAGACCCTTTTCTGCGCCCCTTCCGGCGTCCTCGCCTGCGCGTTCACCTGCATCCGCAATCTTGTCCGCGTTCTTTTCGAATGCCTTCGCCGCTTCGTCCGCGAATGCTTTCCCGGCTTTTTCTCCGGCTTTTTCCGCGATGTCTTCGACCTTCCGCTGCAGGTCGGCAGCCTGACTGGCAAGGGGGTCTGTGGTCAGCTCCACGCCAAACGCCACGCGTCCGACTTCGTTTTCGGCCATATCATCACCGCCTTTCTGTATCTATCAAAAGGCCGGTTGACTCAGCTACTCGCGTCCGCGGTGCTCTCTCTGCTCGTTACCTTTGTTTCTTCCTATTTCATATTCAATTACGCGCCCACAACGCGGGCATTTGATTTGTCCTTTTCCGTACTCTATATATTGGAGAGTTTGCCCGCACTCAGGGCAATTCTGTTTCCGCATCATGCGTGCCCTCCCGTACTGTTTCCACTGTATGCAAGCCGCCGGCCATGCTGATAAAAGCGTTCTTGAACATGTCATAGACGGCCGCCAGGTCCTGTTTGGGCATCTGTTTTGTCTTTTTCAGACGCCATTCTGCACGGATGCGTCGCTGCTCCGGGGTGAATTGTTTTAATAGCTCGGGGTCATTTTCGGACCGGATGGAGACTATACGGCCCAGGGGCGTTTTACCGTCCAGACCGGACATGTACGCCGCGAACTCTCTCCATTTCATGTTTGGGAGGTCTGTTGCGAGACGGATTCCATACTGCGACCGGAAGCTGGCCACGATAATCGCCCAATCTTCGTCTATGTCGTAGTACGGGTCACTCAGTTTTTTTCCGGTTCCTCATCGGGATCCTCGCCCAGCGCAAGGGAAATGGCCAGGCGGACCACTTCCATGTAATCATCCATTTTCAGGCGCAGCTTCTGCAGCTTCTTGTAATCCTTCTCGCTGAACAGAAGGCTGATTGCCTCGCGCGCGCCTTCCATCTCGCCCTTCTTCTGCATCACGTCCATAAGAGAAAGAAGAACATCCGCATCGGACCTGACGGTCAGCTCAACGTCCTTGATTTTCAGCACGGGATCTTCATTGAATTTGAGTTTGGCGGTTGCGTCGTAAACCATAGCCATAGGGCTTCCTCCTATTTGTTATAAAAAACCCGGCCGACGCCATATAGACGCCAGGCCGGTGAAAAGCGATGTTGTAATGTGTTCCGTTCTGCTGTGTTTCCGTGTCGATCACGATCACGCCGCGGGAGTCACTGTGGGCTTGCCGTTGGACTGAACCTCGAACTCCAGGGGCGCGACGTTGGTGCTGTCAGCGCTGCCGATGTTCGTGACATTGATAACGGCGTCATTGAAGGTGACCTTCGTGCCGTCCGGGAAATTCCAGGTGAAGGGGGTCTCCACGTCTCTCCCGTTCTTCCAGGCCAGGCCGGCCACGTAGTCATTGCCGGCGTCTCCCACGTTCCTCTTGGCGGTAACGGAGATGGTCACGCCCTTAGCGGTCAGGAGCCTGCGCACCCAGCCTTCCTGTTCGAAGGGGTGCCACTCTTCGATGCCGTTGTCGAAAGAGACGGAGAAGGACTCGCAATCTGCGATTGTAACGCCCTCGCCGGTCCCAGGGACAATCTTGAACTGGTTCTCGTAGCAGGGATATACTCCGCTTGTAGTGCCATGTGCTCTACCTCCTATAATAGAGATTGAAATTGATAACATATTCGTGTATGCCGTTCGCGTCCGTACTGACATATACGGGGCGCGGTACGTTCATTTGAATGAACTGTATGTGCTGGCCGCCGGGAATGTCGATGTGCTTCGCGCCGTTCAGTGCGTCCCATACGGCCTGCGCCGCTGTCTCGCTCTCGCGATAGCCGCGCGTCCAGTGTATGAGAATGGACATTGCCCAGACATCGTATGAGCTGTTTTCCGCGCCGCCCAGGGCCATGACAGGCCGCCCGAAAGACTGTGTACGGTCGTAAAGGCCGATTGACTTTTCCTTTTTGTTTTCCAGACGGTTCGCATATACATGGTCGGCCAGCGCAAGAGAGTCCAGCCAATCCAATAAATTTTCCATTTTCATAGACCGGCCTCCCGTTTCAGCAATGCCACGAATGTTTGTGTTGCCATGTCCGAATACTCGCCGCCCGCTGCCCAGGGTGCGAACCAATGGGCGCCAGCGCTCGGGTTGTTGGTTGTGTCAAAATTGTATTCCGGATGAAAGTACAGTCTGCGCGCGTAGGGTGTAGCGCTCACAATATCCACATGCCCATCGGCCGCCCCGGATGCATCTACAAACGTACTTTCATTTTGCAGGTGTCCCGTCCGGAATGGCATCACCTGGGCCTGTACGACCTGGCCGTGAATAATCTCCGCGGTCAGCTCTAACGCGCGTTTGGCGGCTGCATCGATCCGCGCCAGCTTCTCAACATCCACGGTTGCTTTTGCTGTGATTTTCATGTTATTGGAACCTCAGCTCTGTGTAATTCACCGTGCCGTCAGGGTTCCGCGCTTTTATCGCGTCACAGATGGTCCGGCGCTCTCCAAATATCAGAGCATGGCCGGAAGATATGACGGGAAGGGACGGGCAAATATCACCGTTAAAGAACGCCTTGCCGGTGAGCCTGATATATTTCTGGTCGCCGGTCAGGATGGTCTTTGCGCTGTCTTGCCAGTTGCAATACATATCTGCTTCAAACTTTTGCAGCGGGTCGCCGTAACGATCCAACTCGTCGGCCTCAAGCACAATATGAATTGGCGTCCGACATACGCTGTCCGGTACAAGGTTCGGATATTTCATTTAATCACCGCCCTTCAAAGCAGCACGCGCACGCACAGGCCGGTCTGTTGTAACAGAGAATACACATCCCGGCGCATTGCAACGCCGTGGTCTGTGAACACGTTCCAGGCGTCCCCGAACTGCATCGAAACACCGTTAATGGAGTAAGAAGAAAGCACGGAGCTAATCGCATCTGCGTTCTCCACTTCAAATAACGCTTGCCTGCACACCACCTCTTTTATGATGTCCTGCTGGAACTCCGTAAGATTGTCAAAGCCCGTCGCAACGATCCGGTTGTATGTCAGGCTGTCAACATGCCTGGACGCCTGCAAGAGGTCTGTCTCTGTCACATCCACAGCAGAATCAGGAAGGATTTCGTAGAAGTCGTCTTCTGTTGCATATGCGTCGTATGCCATCATCCCACCTTCTTTCTGCTTCTTTTCGGCTTTGTTTCGGCCGGTTTGTTTTCCGTCTGATCGTCTGTTTTTTCTTCAATGACCGCATAGCCATGATTACGAAACCACTCAATCAGATACGGATTATCAGTGTCCGCAACGCCGCCCGTAAAGGGTACGCCGGCACTGATACCGGAATACCCCTTGTTGGGCGCGATAATGCGGACCATCATTTTACCTTGATGTTACGGAAGACGCCCGCGGCCTTCGTAGCTTTCAGGACGATCGCAGCGTTCATCTCAACTTCACCCTTCTTGACCGCGCCGGCCGTGGTGAAATCAGGCAGCCAGGACTGAACGGGAGCAACGCCCGCGAAAGAGACCGCGTGGAGGCCGTCAAGACCCAGGCGTGCAACGTACAGGGACGTAACGCCGGTGCTGTCGTCGGTCGCGATGACATCGTCGTTGGAACCGGCCTTGCTGCGCATGTCCACAAAGGGAATGTTGCCGTAGCTCTCAACCTGTGCGCCCCACTCGTTGAGGGTGGTCTGGTACATGGAGGCCCTGCGGGCGCATGCACGGAGCTTTGCAATGAGCTTTGTATTGCCCATGATGCAAGAAGGCGTGCCGTCCAGGAGGCCCAGGAACTCATCAAGAGCGTCCAGGAATGCCTTGTAGTTGGCATCGATCGCCGCGGAAGTGGACAGATCGATCACAGCGCCGCCGCCTGCGGTCGCGTTGAACTCGGTGCTTGAACCGGCCAGGGCCTTCTCCAGGCCGTCGAAAGCGTTCGCATCGGTCGCGGTGTCGCCGTTGATGAAGGTGTCATTGAACAGGGCCTGTGCAGCCTTGATCTTCTGGGCCTGCTGCAGCTCAACCTCAGAGACGATTCCGCCGAAATTTGCGAGAACACGGTCGATCTCGTATGCACCACCGAAGACCTTGATATCCGCGGTGAAGCGCTGCTTCGTGACTTCCTGAGGGGTGTACTCAGAGTTGATCGCTCTGAACGCAGCTGTGGGCTGGGTCAGCAGGCGGGTGTATGCGTAAGTGGGGGTTGCGCCGCCGCCAGTAGGGGAGACGCAGTCATCGAAGGTGATGTGCTCGAGAATCCAGTTGGACTTCTGGAATTCATCGATCACGCCCATCTGCAGGTCGTCCTGCACGTTCTTTTTGGCTTCTGCCAATGTGATAGCCATAATAATTCTCCTCTCTGAGATTTCTTTTTGTTCCCGTGCATAACGGGGAAATGCACGTTCTTTTTAGCTTCTGCAAGTGTAATGTTTCTATTCGGCCCCGTGCGAAACGGGGAAGTTTGGTCTGCCGTCAATTGCCCTGCTGTGCATTGAGTTTTGCCGCAATGGCCTCTTTCATGCTGAGCTGCTTATCGCCGTCACCGCCAACACCGCCGCCAGCGTTCCCGCCTTTGGTAGCGCCGACACTGAATCCCGCGCCCTGCTTGCCCTTGTCGTTGTTGTCCTGCGCTTTGAACAGGAACGGCTTGGACTCGCGAAGGGTTTTCAGCTGCTCTTCCAGGCCCGTGACCTTTCCGTCGTCGGACAGAATGAGTTTGGACTGGTCCACAAGACCGGCCACGATGTCCGCATCCTGCGCGTCTGTGATGCCCAGGCGAATAGCGTTACCCAGGCGAAGGGCTTTCAGCTGCTGCGCGTATTCCGCGTCCTTCTGTTTGGCTGCGTTCTGCAAGTCCGTGATCTGCTGCGCGAGTGCTGCATTGTCCCCGGCACTCTTCCGGAGCTCTTCCAGGTCGGCCTCTGCCTGTGTCTTTGCGGTCTGGAGGTTTTTCTTTTCCTCGTTGACCTCATCGAAACGGGTCTTAGGGACATAGCCCTTTAACTCGTTTGCGGATGCCGCTGCTGCCTTTTCGGCCAGGTCGTCAGCAATTCCGATTGCGACAAAATCTTCTTTTCTCATTGTTCGTGTTTCCTTTCTTTCGTGAACATTTTTTACCCGGTTCAGTCCGGTTCTTCCGTCTTTCTCTTTTACGTCTAAAATACTAAAAAAGACGATTGCCGCCTCGCAGATTCGAACTGCGATACTCGGGGAAGGAGGACTTAACATGCGTATGACCGAAAACCCCGGCCGACCATCGGCTTCAACGGCATATAAAAAGCGCCCGGGGATACCAGGCGCGACAGATGCGGACAAGCAATGTCCAGGCAACTGTTTAGCAAACTTTGCAAATTATCACCGTGATAAAAGCGATATAAACCGCGAGAAAACAACGGAAATTATCACCGTGATAATCAGTCTGTGTTTTTAGGATCCTCGTTTTTCGGGGGTGTACTGACCAGCTCGGGACGGACAGACAGGAACACCGGGGGCATCGCGCCTCCCATGATATACAGGTAGATGCGCTTGTCTTTCGCTATCTGTTCGAGTTCGCTGTCGTTGAGTTCCCACACCGTTTCAATTTCTTTTGCCCCGTCCGCTCTCTGCGCGACTGTCGCCGGCAAGTCGAAGCAGCCCGGCGCGGAAAATACAATGTTGCTGTAGTCTGTCTTAATCGGTCGCATTCTCTTTTTCCTCCGTTTTATCACCGTGATAATTTGCAAGTTCCTCGCGGATGCCGCGCAGTTCATCACGGATCGATTCCAAAACCACGAGTAAACGTTGTTCATAATTGATCATTTCTTATCCGTCCCCCTGGGTGGTATAGCTGTATCTTTGTATATCTTTTCTTTCTCTTTGTATTTCTGTTTGTCTACGGGGTCCAACGTGTATTCCGCCAAACGCTCGTATTTTTTCGCTTGCCGTTCGATGTACTGTTCGCGGTTTTCTTTCGCTTCATTTCTCGCTGCTTCTTTCCGTTCTTTGGCCGTGATCGGTTTGATGTGTGGACCAATGCCGGGGATATACGTTGTCACGCTGTCTTTGCAACGTGGATGCAAGAACCCGGCCCGCATGGCCTCGCTTAATGTCTTGTGTTCGCCGTCTGGCTTGCCGTCCGAATACACATCATCCACTAATACCTTGCCCAGCCAGGGGATACACTGCGCGCAGGCCGTGCCGTAATCGCCGTTCTGCATGGTTCCGCGGCGGTTAACGATGACCAGCGGCTCGCCCCATTCCTGGCGCTTTGTGCCCTCGCCCATGAGGTACGCGCGCTTTTCCGCCGTTCTGATTGCCATATCCGCGTAATCACTGATTGTGTGTCTGGCTCCGTTCTTATACTGTATAGAATCAATCCCACGGCTTAGAAAGTCCTTCGCGGCCATGTCCACGGCTTTCTCCACGGTTGCCGCGCCGGTGTTGGCGTACATTTGCGCATCGAATATAATCTTGCGGTATTGGTCATTTACGCGCCTGAGCACGGCGTATTCGGCCTTCGTCATGTCATCGCGTGTCGCACGGACAAGCGCTTCAAGTTTCTCGCCGTTGAAATACGCTGTCGGCCGTGTCACGGGTTTTGGATGTATCTTGCGATCGGCTGCGATAGCTTTTAAGATTTCCAGTTCGGCTTTTTTCTGTCCGGCTGCATAGGAATCGCGAATAGCTCTCTCAATTGCCGCATTGATCCTGTCGAACTGTCTTCCGTATTTTTTTCGATTATTGCGTCTGTACGTGTTCAGCAGCTGTAACTGCCCGGCCTGCCATTGCAGCCAATCAAACTGGGCCTTGTCTTCTTCATCCAGGTGTTTTGACAAATTCCGCATCATTGACGCTATCAATTCATCTTCGATCCGGGCAAAAGCCATGCGGACATCATATGAAGTATTGATAACTCGCTGTTTAAAGGCCATTGCAATACACCTTTATGCCCGCCCGTCTGTAATCGTTGCGGGCCTGTTTCAATTTAGTCCGCGACTCGAAGGGCTCATTGCGCATCTCGTAGTAATCCACGCCACGGCGCACCGCATATATGCCCATGGGAACCTTTTCACTGGCCAGGTCCAGAAGCGCTTTCACCTGCTTGTCGCCCATCTTGTACACCCGTTTCGCTATCACTACCGTTGCCATCTGTTCCCCCTTCTGTCTCCGTTCTGTCTTCCGCTATTCCGTCCATATTGACGGCCGGCTCGTCAAGATCGATGATGCCCTGTTCCGCCTTCAATCGCTGTATTTCCGCGTCCTTGTCCTCGCGCGTCCATGTGTCGCCGTAAAGTTCTTCAATACTCTGTTCTATGGACATCACGCCGCCCTGGCGTGCCCGCACGACTGTTTCCACGGTGCTGTCAAAGTCCGGTGACGCGTACTCGCCGAAATGGACCGCGACATCATAATCGCGTGCCTCTGGTCCGTGTATCAGGTCGTTTGTTTTCATGATTCTTTCGACCAGCAGCGGGAGCGCGTCGTTGAGTGCATCCACGATCTTTCCGCGGACATGCATCGTGACTTTCTCTTTTTCTCTTTGTGCTTCTGCGTTGTCGGTCTTTTTGAGATCGATACCAAGTGTTGCCGGGGAAATGATTCCCTGTAAAGCCAGGTCCATGAAGGACGCGTAGCTATTGACGTATGCCTCGTAACTAATCGCCGGCTGCGAGACATCAATCTTGTCCTGGGCCCCTTCCGTTTTCAAGGATCCTACGGCAATAAAGTCATTATCGAACGGGTTCGCCTCCATGAGCTGCCCCGTGCTGGGGTCCCTGGGAACCATGTCTTCCGGGATGTAGCGCTTAACGCGGCCCATTCTGACGGCATCCAACCACTGCGAAATAACTTCATCCAGGGCGTCCAGGGCGTCCGTTTTAGCGTCAAACAGCGCCTTGCCGCGGCCCTGCCATTTCCCGCTACGGAAAATCACCAGGGGGACGGCCATCATGAAGTCGCCGTTGAAGGTCGTATCTTTCAGCCCGGCAACCTCGGGGACCTCGCTCATATCTATCTGTTTGCCGTCCTCTGAAAACAGTCTGTAACGGACGTATCCAACGCCGTATTCCTCTTCCAGTCTGTATTCTTTTTCGTCTTTTCGGTACGGTGTATA